CAAAAATACTCAAATGCACGAACGCAACAGTCTATCATTATAAAGAACGTTACTCTGAGGTTGAGGAAGCAATTAAGAACGAACGGGAAAGCCTTTTAGATTTCGCAGAAGGTAAACTATTAGAGAATATCAATAATAATGACAATGCGGCTATTATATTTTTTCTAAAAACACAAGGCAAACATCGGGGTTATTCAGAAAAAGAACAAATTACAATTAAGAATGATTTTACTAATTTTCAAATTCCTAAAAATATAAACAACTTAACATATATTGAGAACAACAGCGAATATACCCAGTAATTTTGCCAAAATTTACACCCGTGGCAAATATCAAACGCCTTTGCATATTCAACAGTTAGAAAGAAAGGTGCTTGAATTACTCCTCTCCAAAGACAAATCTAAATTAATTATTACGTTCCCACCAAGGCATGGAAAAAGTGAATTCATTAGTAAGTATTTACCTGCCTGGTATCTATTAAACTATCCGCATAAAGAAGTAATATTGACCTCTTATGCAACAAGTTTTGCGACCTCTTGGTCTTTAAAAGCAAAACAAGTTTACTCTTATTTTAGAAATGATTTAACCGTCGATAGACAGGGGCATTGGGAAACAGAGGCTGGCGGGGTTATGCACGCAACAGGTGCGGGTGGTGATATAACAGGAAAAGGTGCGGACTTGTTCATAATTGACGACCCGGTAAAAAATTCAGAAGAGGCATTAAGTAGGGTTTATAGGGATAAAACTTATGAATGGTTTAACTCCACAGCCTTTACACGATTAAGCCCGGATGCAAAAATAATCGTAATTCAGACACGCTGGCATTATGACGATTTAGCAGGACGTTTTATCAAACAAGGTGATTGGGAATTAATTAATTTCCCAGCAATTAACGAACAGGGTGAGGCTTTATGGCCGGAGCGTTATCCATTAGAAACTTTGATGGAAATTAAGAAACAAATAGGTTCTTATTGGTTTGCTTCACTTTATCAGCAAACACCCATTATTTCAGAAAATCAAATAATAAATTATGACTGGTTGAAATTCTATGAGGAAAATCATTCACAAGGAATTGTCTTTCAGAGCTGGGACACGGCATTTGACAACAAACAACATAATGATTATTCAGTTTGCACTACTTGGAAAATAGTTAATGGGAATAATTATTTGATTGATGTTTTTAGACAAAAATTGAATTTTCCGGATTTATTACGAAATGCAAAATCTTTATTTGTGAAATTCAATCCGTCAATTATTTTGATTGAAAAAAAGGCTTCTGGCGAGCCTTTAATACAAAGTTTGAAAGAATTAAGTTTGCCAGTGCGTGCCGTTAATCCTCTTGCAGATAAAGTTACACGATTACACGCCGTGTCTAATCTTTTTGAGAATGGAAAAGTATTTTTTCCTACTGATTTAGATACGGATATAATCTCGGAATTAACGAACTTTCCCTTTGATGTGCACGACGACTTCGTGGACTCACTCAGTCAAGCATTGGAGTATTCAAAAACAATTTCTAATTTTGAAAGTCTTTTAACTTACAAACCAAAATTACAAGAAAATAATTACTACAAGGTATAAAATGAATATATTTAATTTATTCAAAATAGAAAAAATAGCTTATAAAGACGACGTACCAATCGGAGCGGTCGCAACGTTAAATCCAAATAATTCGCTTGTTGCTTATGATGGAATAGTTGAAAATGCAAACAAGGTATTGAAAGAACTCGGAAATACATTAGCCGACCTATCTAATCTATTATATGACCCACACATATTTTCAGTAGTTCAGAGTAGAAAATCTGCGGTACTGGCAATGGAGTACGAAATACTCACGGACGATAAAGAAAAACAAGAATTCATTTATGATACTTTTTCTAAAATAGATTTAAAGGGATTAATTAGTGAAATTTTGGATGCTCCATTATTTGGTTATAAACCTATTGAACTATACTGGGATTTTCAAGAAGGGAAAGTAATATTACAAAATGCAATAGGCAAACCGCCGTTCTGGTTTGATTTTGACAACAAGGGACGATTAAAATATTATTCCAACGGGGCTTTTGAATTCGTGCCTAATAAAAAATTCATATTAGTTCAGCATAACGCAACTTACGATAACCCTTACGGACATGCTCTACTTACTAATTGTTTACGACCTTACATCTACAAAAAAGGGGCGTTGCAATTATGGGCTGAATTTGTTCAAAAATACGGTTCACCATTCTTAATTGGGAAAGCAGAAACGAACGTTAACCCTGAACAATTGGCAAAATTGAATGAACTACTCCAGGATGCAAAAAGAAACTTTACTATTGCAACATCCTCAACGTTTGATATTTCAACACTTGAAGTGGATAGAAACTCGGCGTCTGCTCTATTTGAGGGATTTATTTCTTTCTTGAATTCAGAAATTTCTAAAACAATTTTATCCCAAACTCTAACGACGGAACAGGGTAAAACAGGCTCTTATGCGATGTCGCAAACGCACTTACAGATTAGACAAGATATTGTTGATGCCGATAAATCAATGGTGGAACAGGCTTTGAATGAAATAATTAGACTACTAATAGACTTTAATTACTCGGATGGTATTTATCCGATTTTGAGACTTTATGAAGAAACTGACGTTGATATGTTGGTCGCACAGCGAGACCAAATATTAAGCCAAATCATTGATTTTACAGACACTTACATCAAGAATACTTATGGTTTAAGCGACGATGACTTCAAAATGAAAGCAGTTCCAACCCCCGCTTTTGCAGAAAGTGAAACACCTAAAAAACTTGATACATTAGGTGAATTTGCAGATAAAGTAATTAATTTAGCTTTGGAAAAGATAAAAGAGGGAACGTCTCTTAACGAAATTATTGACGAAATAGAGAATTTATATCCAGGACTGCCAACACAAGAGGTTGAAAGTTATTTAAGTAATGCAATTTTTCTTGCACAAGGGAGTGGAATAATCAGTGCGTAACTATCTTATAGAATTTTATGAAAGATATAAAAAACCACCCAAATTTGATTTGTGGCGGTTTGAAGACCCATTCAAAGTCGCTTTCAATAAACCTCCGGAACAGGCATTAAAATATTTAAAACACAAAGCCAAAAAAGTTAAAGTGAGTGTAAATTGGGATGATTTATCCAAAGAAGCGTATGATAAAAGTTTTACCGTTGCTAAGGTAATGAGTGCCGACGTTCTACAAAATGTTATTGATTACATTCAGAAGAGCGTTGCAAGTGGTAAAGGATTTGAGGAATTTAAGCAAAATGCGATTGATGGTGGGTTGGTTGAAGCAATGCAAAAAGCAGGATGGACGGGTAATGCTAATAGATTACACGTGATTTTTGATACGAACGTGAAAATGGCGCAAGCAAAAGGACGTTACCAGCAGTTAGTATTAACAAAAGACGTTTTCCCAAATGTAAAATACGTTCAAATTGAAAGAAGAACAAAACGACACGACCACTCTTTACTTAATAATCACGTATTCAGTTTAGACGACCCTATTCTTGACGTCATTTATCCACCGAGTGGTTTCAGGTGCGGGTGTACATTATTTCCAACGAAAGAAAATCCAACTAATCCTAATCTTGATTTTCTTAAAACATCAAAAGACTTCAATATCAGCCCGATTAAGCCTTGGAAACCCGACGTGAAAAAATACACGGATAAAATACAAAAAACATTAAAGGAATTTTTAGATAGTCAAACACCAGTTGAACCGGTTGAACCTGTAAATGAATTTAAATTCTTTGATAACAAAAACGATTGGTTGGATGATGCCCAGTCATATTGCGATGAAGTGGGAATTCAACACAAGTATTCATTCGTGAGCAAAGTTAGTAAAGACGTAAAAGTGCCTTCTCTACAAACTATCATTGATACATTTTTGCCAGAAAATCTACAAATTCAATCTAAAATACAAGTGAATATAACACGGGATGGAATGAACATTGATATTGATAACGTGAAAGTCGCCATTACCCGTAAGATATATATTAAGGACAAATACGTTGACCATTATTTTTACAAAATATTTGACGAAATGGACAGAGGACACGTAAGTGAAATATTTTTCAAACAAATTGACCTCTATAAAGAATATGGGATTAAAGAGATACTGACACACGCCAATATTGACGTGGGAGGTTATGCGTGGGCAAAATACGGCTTTGTGTTTGATAGTGAGAGCTCCTGCCAAGAGTTTTACGATGACTTGGCAACAGCCAATCAAAAAACACAATTAATTAGTGAACAAGATATGGCAAAAATCCTGGAACGTGCTCATAATGACAATTACGAAGTCTATGATTTCCTCCAAGACTATAAAGATAAATATGGTATAAAAAAATTAAAACATCTTATCACTGACAATAGGATAAGTTGGTATGGTAAGTTCGTTATTACCGACGATTACGTTGAAAAAATCAAACAGAGAATAGGTTATGCTAAATGATGTTTAATTAATTCTTTGGCTTTATCTATGGAAATATTACACTTTTTAGATAAGTCTTCCGCCCAAAAATCAATTGCTTCGTTGATGTCCTCATCGTCATCAATTAAATCACGTATAAAAACAAGTAAATTTGTTTGCACTCCGTTTATTGTGTGCATCATATCATTATTTTGTTCCATTTTAAACCTCTTTTATTTATGGATGATTTATCAAATCAATTAAATTCATTAATTCAAGG